ACTGGTCCGGTGGACTGTTGGATTTTTCAGCAAGCACACACGGGACGAGTCCAGGGCTACTCGTGCCACCCGCACTTTGCTCATGTCGTCAGATATGACAATTGGGAAGGCATCAGCCACGCACAGCATACAGAGAAGGTAAAGTGAAAGTACTCTGCTTTTGTGGGAACGAGTTTGATGCACCACCGAGCCGAATTAGGTCTGGTCGTGGCAAGTATTGCTCTAATGAATGCAGGTACGCTTTTAGAACTAGGCCACGAGGACTTTCCTACATCATTGTGAACGACAATCCTGGCCGGTTTGAAAAGAGGCACGACGGTAGAGATACTGCGACCTATGTTTCTTGGCGAAGTATGTGGAACAGAGTTCGATACCGTTCCAATTACAAAAACCGAGGAATCACAGTTTGTGAAGATTGGCAAGATTTTGTGAAGTTTCGTTCTGACATGGGCGAACGACCTACCGGTATGACATTAGATAGAATTGACAATGACGGTAACTATGAGCCGAACAATTGTAGATGGGCTACTGCTTCTGAGCAGGCCAATAATAGACGTAATAGATGGAGAAATAAGTGAAAGTTCTAGTGACTGGTGGAATGGGCTTCATCGGCCAATATACTACCGAAGAACTGGTTCGAAGAGGTCATATCCCAATTGTGTTCGACAGGTACGACAAGGGCGCTCGCCCGAAGGGAAGTGAGTTTTTTCTTGGCGACATTGAAGACGATGTTGCAGTCACTGAGGCGTTCGCGCATTCTGATGCCTTTATTCACCTGGCTGGTGTCTTGGGCACTCAAGAAACTATTAAGAACCCTCGACCAGCGGCACGAGTGAATCTCCTCGGAGGACTCAATGTTATCATGGCCGCAGACCAGTACAAGGTGCCCGGTGTCAATATCGCTGTGGGCAACCACTGGATGAACAATACCTACTCCATCACGAAGTCTACGATGGAGCGATTCATCCGCATGACCAACAAGGAACTCGGTACTCAAATCAATATCGTTCGTCCGACCAACTGTTTCGGACCACGACAGGCATCATTCCCGCCCTATGGACCATCGAAGGTGAAAAAGATTACCCCGGCATTCATCAATGCAGCCATTCGTAATGAGCCCATCGGTATCTATGGAGACGGCACACAGGTCAGCGACATGATTTATGTCGAGGATGTGGCCTGGGTTCTGGCCGAGGCTATGCAGCATGCCGTGGATGGAAAGGTCTATGACTATGCTTTCGAAGTAGGTTATGGCGAACCCATCACAGTCAACGAGGTAGCCGAGACAATTATCAAGGTCACCGGCTCCACGTCAACATTGCAACACTCTCCCATGCGTCCTGGTGAGGATGAGCATGGTGTCGTTCTGGCTGACCCCTCTACCCTGGCAGTTCTGGGTATGAAGAAGGAACACTTCGTTCCTTTGGAAGAGGCCATGGAGCGTACCGTCAAATGGTTCAGGGAGACGCAAAAGGTATGATTGACGGTAAAAAGGTCATCGTATTCACACCATGGGGTAGAGAACTCACGGCTTCATTGTTGTACAAGTACCTCAAGCGTGACCACGAAGCCGGGGTAGTGGATGAGTGGCATCTATGGCAAAATACTGACCCTGACCAACTATGGGACCGTAACTACGGGTACAGACTCGAAAGAGAGAATGATTGGATTAAGTGCTATGAACGTCCATTCGGAGCCGTAGCACATCCGAAACAACTCAATACCGGGCGCTTCTACATCTACTATCAGGACATGAAGGACACGGTTCTGGTCCGTATGGATGACGATATCGTTTGGGTAGAGGAGAACGCCGTCAGGCGTCTGGTAGAGTATCGAGTCCAGAATCAGTTCCCGTTTGTGTGTTTCCCGATTATCTGGAACAACGCTGTGTGCTCGTACTATCTACAGCAGACGGGCGGTATGCCCAAGAGTTGGGGAGAAGTAGCAAGTCATTGCATGGACCCTCTAGGTTGGGGCAATCCTCAGTTCGCTGAAAAGGCTCACGAATATCTACTTGACAAGATTGAGAAGAACGAGGTTGACGATATCTTCATGCACACGTCTGTCATGTTGCCCATCGGCCAGCAGTTCAGCGTCTCATCATTCGCTCAGTTTACTAACGTGTACTCGACGGGGGTACAGGGTGAAGAAGAGGCATGGCATACCATTAATATGCCATTCACATACCAGAGGCCGAATGTCATCGTTCCAGACTCTCTGATTAGCCATTTCACCTTCTACCCACAAAGGGACTACATCATCAACAATACCGACCTTCTCGACCGGTACAGGGAATTGGCGGATGCTGCTACGGGGAATTAATTGTATGCCAGAATATCATGCAGACTATATGCACCGCATCTGGATGGGGGGAGAGATGCCAGAGCGTTACCAAGCCTACGGTGAGATGTGGCAGGACATGAATCCTGAGTACAAGTTGTGGGACTGGACCGAGGAAGAAATTCTGGACTCGACCTGGATTAATTCGACGGTACTACAAAAGATGTACTTCGACTCCAAGAAGCCAGGTGCAGATATGATTGCCTATTATACACACGTGGCAGATGTGGTGGACTATGAGTTGGTGTATTCATACGGGGGGTGGTATTTCAATACTGACCTCAAGCCACTCAAGCCACTCAGGAGACTATCATTCAACAGGCATGGCGCAGCATTCGCAAATGAGGATGATGTGCACGCTGTCAATATGGCGATGTATGCTCCACGAGGCAACCCAATCTTTGAGAAAATCATTCACACACTACCGCAGAGGTACTTCTCCATGCCAGGAGCATTCATGAATGCAACCACAGGTGTGCAGTTGATTATGCAAGTACTATCTGAGGTTGAACAGTGGCAGAATCCTGTGCACAGATTCCATCGTAATATTTTCAATCCGATTCATTTCAGCGAGTTCGATTATGGCGAGTATCCAGACATTGACAGAGAATTTCCAGAAGAGACGGTGGCTGTTCACGAGTGGCTGCATCGAACCAATCAACGAGGGCAAAGGGTGCTAGAAGATGGCTGAGTGGCGAAAAGAAGTCAAGGTATTTATGGTACATATGGCTTGTCCCGAATGTGTGGCAGGAGAAATGGTGTATAATGGAGTTAGTAATCCTACTTATCCGCCACTGGTTCACCATGAGTGCACCAACTGCGGTAACGTAGAAAAATACAGCGGAAAAACATATCCCTACCAGACATATGAGGAGGTTTGAAGATGGCTAAGTCAGTAAAGTTTACCACTGTAGAAGACTTGGTGGCTGTATTCTCAGAGGTACAGTGGCAGCACGATGCCGAGAATAACGTCTTGATTTTTGACGAGAAGGCAAATGCCTGGGTACCTGTTGTACCGAGACAGTTCGTCGTCAACATCGCCAAGCGTTATGAGGTTCGTGACGAGCCAGCACCTGCACGCAAGACTACGAAGAAGAAGTAGTGGAAATCATTGGGCTCTCCGGTTACGCAAGGTCCGGCAAGGACGAAGCGGCCAAGATTCTTGTAGAAGAATTTGGTTTTACCAGAGTAGCATTCGCAGACAAGTTGAGAGAAGTTCTCTATGCGCTAGACCCGATGGTATCTGCAACCACATGGAGAGACAGCCTAGGCGTGTCTCCCGTGTATCTCAGAGACGTAATCGATGAGCACGGATGGGGCGGGTACAAGGAAACATTCTTTGGCCCAGAGATTCGCAGACTGCTCCAAAGGCTTGGAACCGAGGCCGGTAGGCAGACACTCTGGGACTCGATTTGGGTAGATGCAGCCTTGACAGGCCATGACGATGATGCTAGACTTGTCGTGACAGACTGCCGCTTCCCAAACGAGGCACAGGCTATCTGGGACAGGGGCGGCGAGGTCTGGCGCATCATGCGTGAAGGTGTAGGGCCAGCCAATAGTCACCCAAGTGAAACATCGCTTGACAATGTTGACTTCCAAGCCTATGTCCATAACGGCGGCACGCTGGAAGAGTTTCGCAAGAGCATCAGACGAAAGTACCTAGAGAGGCAATGGTAATGCGTGTAGGAGTGGACTTGGATGGAGTACTCTACAACTTTGGCGATTCTGTAAAGCGATATCTAGATTCTATTGGTCAGGGACACATCTGGAAGTCAGGACCGACGCCGAAGCCCTATTGGGACTTCTACAAGGATTGGAACTGGACTGGCCAGGACTTCGTTGACATGTGTAATGCAGGTGCTGATGCTGGGTATATCTTCTGTGGACCGGCCCGACCTGGGGCGGTACGAGCAATGGAGAGACTAGCCCGCACAGGCAATGAAATCATCATTGTTACAGACAGGCCATTCGGCTCAACTCCTGAGGTCTCACATCGTAATACCGTAGAGTGGCTTGTTCAGCATGGCATTTGGTACGATGAGTTGATTTTCTCTGCTGATAAGACTGTCGGCAACTGTGAGGTATTCGTCGAGGACAAGATTGAAAATTATGATGCCCTGACTGCGGCCGGTACGAAGACATGGCTCATTAACCGGGCATGGAACTTCGTAGAAGGTGGAGACGCCCGCAATCGTATCAATGACATCTCTGAATATGCTGATGCAATCGAGCGTCTGACCGAAAATGGGTTTGCAGATTTGTCATTTGCATGATATGATTGGCCTATGCCAAATATGCTAGTTGCAACGGACGCCGCGTATATCGCGGGCATTCTTGATGGAGAAGGAACAATTTCTATCAATTTTAGAAATCCTAGGGCAGTTTCCAGAGAAGTAAACACGCAATTAACTATTCAAGTTTGTGTTACGATGACAGACTATGAACTTATTAAATGGTTGCGAGAAATTACTGACTGCGGAAATATTTATTCCAATCCTGCCAGGCAGGTCCACCACAAGCCAACCTGGTCGCCACGACCAGGAATTGCTGATGCATATGAAATTATTGCTCAGTGTCTTCCGTACATGAAGACAAAGCGTCGTCAAGGAGAAATTTATCTAGAATTAGTAGAAATGAGAAGGACTAGCACTCGTTCCGAGCGGAATTGGACAAGGCAATTTGATTTGGCTACCGAGAACAGGAGATTGAATCAAAGAGGAGTTGTTCAAAATTCCAACCTATGACTATAAGTGCAATTACTGCGAAGCCAAATTCGAGAAGAATGTGCCAATTGCTGAACGCGATGGTAATATCGAGTGTCCGGAGTGTAACCGATACTTCACCTCTAGGCTAATCTCTTTCAAAGGATTAACTTGGGCTCCGACAGCGGGCGGTATGCGATGACCAGCCTAGCCATTATCGACACTGAGGGCTTCGAGTTTATGTCCGAGGTGTGGAAACTCCACCTCAAAAATAAGTCTCCGTACGCCATTGCTCAGAAACTACACTGCAAGGTAGTCGAGGCCAACCGAGCCATTGAGCAGATGCAAGCAATCATCAGAGACGACCTAGAGTCTCGTGATGCCGCCAGGGACTTCCTCAATGATATGGTTGTCAGATACCAGTCATTGATGGATGAGGCGCAGCAAAACCTAGAGGACCTTCAAGCATTAGCATTCGACGAGAAGGTATCTGCTCAAATCAATGCTACCTTGAAGAATATTGCAGACTTTGATGCCAAGCGTGTAGATGCTCTGCAAAAGGCTGGTCTGTATGATAATGGTGGACTCGGGGATGAGTTGGCTGAGCGTGAGGAACGCGAACAACAGATTCTACAAATTCTACGCAATGACCTTTGTCCTTCGTGCACAGCCGTCGTTCGAGACAAGTTGACGAAGTTGACTGGCATTGTCGAGGGCGAGGTTGTGGCAGAACACATTGAATAACTTTCTGAACAATGTCTTTGATGCACTCTCTGGTGAGGAATTTGAAGAAAGGCTGGTAGAGATTGAGACATTCGTAACCTCTGAGGACTATCTTCACCTACCGCCACTGTCTGACTATCAGTATCAGATGATTAGGGCTGGCTCTCAAATCTATAGTCTAGCCACTCTCACACATTTATATGGTGAAGAGAGGGCGCATAAGCGTTTTGCCCAAACTTGTAACGAGGTCATTCTACAACTTGGCAAAGGTAGTGGAAAAGACTATACTTCTACAATTGTTTGTGCCTATATTGTATATCTGCTGCTGTGTCTAAAGGACCCGGCAAAGTACTATGGAAAGCCTTCCGGCGACACGATTGACATTCTGAATATCGCTGTGAACGCAGACCAGGCACGTAATGTTTTCTTCGCAAACTTCAAAAAAAGAATTACCGGATGTTCATGGTTTGATGGTAGATATGACGCCACCCAGAACTCCATCTCGTTTGATAAGTCAGTTCGAGTATTCTCCGGACACTCTGAACGAGAGGCATTTGAGGGTCTGAACCTTTTTGTGGCTGTACTGGACGAGATTAGCGCCTTTGCCTTGGAATCTACATCTGGCAACGCTCAGGCCAAAACTGCTGATGCTGTATACAAGATGTACAGAGCATCCGTTGATTCTAGATTTCCAGAGTTTGGGAAGGTCATCTTACTTTCCTTCCCGCGATTCAAGGATGATTACATCCAGCAGCGGTATGACGCGGTAGTCGCAGAAAAGACAATTACAACAAAGCGTCGTGTACTCAGGTTGGACCCAGACCTACCAGACGGTACAGAGGGTAATGAATTTGAGATTGAGTGGGAAGAAGACCATATTGTAAGATATCGTTATCCACACATGTTTGCTCTCAGGCGTCCCACATGGGAGGTCAATCCGACAGTAAGAGTTGACTCACCAGCCATGGTCAGGGCAGCGCGAGAAGACCTAGGAGACTTCCTTGGTAGGTTCGCATGCATGCCGTCCAATCTGAGTGATGGTTTCTTCAAGAATAAGGATGCTATCACCAGAGCCTTTGTAACACGCAATCCTATTGACGAAGATGGACATTTCCTAGAGTCATTTGTGCCACGCGAGGGCAAGAAATATTTCGTCCATGTAGACCTGGCTCAAAAGCATGACCATTGTGTTGTTGCTATGGCGCATGTAGACAAATGGGTCAATGTCAAGATTGGCGCAGACTATGAGGAGATGCACCCGGTCGTCATCATTGACTGCATTCGCTGGTGGACACCATCAAAAACAAAGACAGTAAACTTCGCGGACGTTCGAGACTTTATTATCAGTCTGAGACGTAGAGGCTTTGACATC